ACCAAAGCTAGATAGAAGTGGAGAACCTAAATTTGAAACAAGGCCAGTTTATGCACCACCTAGTGGAGCTGTACTGGTACCAACTCGCCCATCACCAGGTCAGATAGCTGCATCTATTGCAACTCGTGAACCACTTCCTACCCCTAAACCTGCACCTCCTAAGCAGATTCGCACTGAAGCTGAACTTGATCGTATCTTTGCAAACCTTGTAGAGGCACCTAAAGTTCCACCGGTTTCTGGTAACACTGCACTTAGAAAGCCAGTTAATACTACACCTACTAATAGGGAAAGAGCTTTGGCTGCTGAGAGAGCTAATGCAGGCAAGACTAAAGCTATGTCGCGTAGTTCAGGTCCTCTACCGGCAGCTCCAAGGGTAATTCCTAGTAGGGTTAGTCAGCCAGTAGCACAACCAGTGTCACAACCTAAAGTTGGTCAATCTGCTATCCTTAATGGACAAGCTGTTATGTGGAATGGTGGTAGTTGGGTTAAAATGCCAACTCCTAAAGCTATGAAGCCGACAGCTAAACCTCGTGTTATTCCAGCTGTTTCTAGACCTACTGCGGCTAGGACAAATCCACGTCAACGTATGCCAGCTAGTGCAGAGATTCGTCGTTTAGGTAACGCTGCACCTGACGCTTTATTCATTTACCCAGGCATGGGTCTTCCTAGTAACACATTGCCAGGAATCTAATGTGCGTTAGCACGTACTAATCCCCCACCATTGGTACCTAGAAGCCTCTACAAGGGGCCTCTAGGTGCTTTCTTATACATCCTACCATATGGACACTTTAACCGCCCTTAAAGGCGATTTTAAGCTCTTCCTTCAAGCACTATGGGGACAGTTAGACCTACCATCCCCAACACGTGCTCAATATGCCATTGCTGATTACCTGCAACACGGTCCTAAACGACTACAGATCCAAGCCTTCCGAGGAGTCGGTAAGAGCTGGATTACTGGAGCGTTTGTGTTGTGGACTCTCTTCAATGACCCTGAGAAGAAGATCATGATTATCTCGGCTTCTAAGGAGCGGGCTGATAACATGTCTATCTTCCTACAGAAGTTGATTATTGAGACGCCGTGGCTAGTACATCTTAGGCCTAAAAGCGATGATAGTCGATGGAGTCGGATTAGCTTTGATGTTAACTGCTCTCCTCACCAAGCACCATCCGTTAAGTCAGTGGGTATCACAGGTCAGCTAACTGGTTCTCGTGCTGACCTAATGATTCTTGATGATATTGAAGTTCCTGGTAACAGTATGACTGAGATGATGCGGGAAAAGCTCCTACAGTTGTGTACTGAGGCTGAGTCCATCTTAACACCTAAGAAGGACAGCCGTATCATGTACCTCGGTACACCCCAGACTACCTTCACCATTTACCGTAAGTTAGCTGAGCGTAACTATCGTCCTTTTGTGTGGCCATCACGCTATCCACGCAAGGATAAGCTATCACAGTATGAAGGTCTTTTGTCACCACAGATCGTGGAAGACATAGAGATGGGTGTTGAGGAGTGGACACCTACAGATCCTGACCGCTTCACCAGTGAAGACCTGGTAGAGCGTGAAGCTGCTATGGGTCGTAGTAACTTCATGCTACAGTTCCAGCTAGACACAACCTTGAGTGATGCTGAGAAGTTCCCACTTAAGTTCAGTGACCTAGTAGTTACGTCTGTTAACCCCACACAGGCACCTGATGCTGTGGTGTGGTGTAGTGACCCACGTAACTGCCTCAAAGACCTCCCTACTGTAGGGCTACCAGGTGATTACTCACCGATGCAGTTACAAGGTGAGTGGAGTGCCTACACTGAAACTATATGTAGTGTTGACCCTAGTGGAAGAGGTACAGATGAAACAGCAGCTACATACATCTCACAAAAAAATGGCTTTCTCTACGTTCACGAAGTACGAGCATACAGGGATGGATACAGTGATTCTACATTATTAGATATCCTTCGTGGGTGTAAGCGTTATAACGTTACCAAACTTGTTGTCGAAACAAACTTCGGAGATGGTATCGTCGCAGAACTCTTTAAGAAACACCTGCAACAAACTAAACAAGCAATAGACGTAGAAGAAGTACGTGCTAATGTCCGTAAAGAAGATCGTATTATTGATACTCTAGAACCTATCCTTAACCAACACCGCCTCATTGTTGATAGAGGTGTGGTAGAGTGGGACTACAACTCCAATAAAGATGCAGCACCAGAGGAGCGTTTATTGTATATGCTCTTTTATCAAATGTCTAGGATGTGTCGGGAGAAGGGTGCAGTTAAGCATGACGATAGACTCGATAGTTTAGCACAGGGTGTTAAATACTTTATCGATGCTATGGGTATCTCTGCTTATGAAGCTGTTAAGATGCGTAAGCAAGAGGAGTGGAACGATATCCTAGAGACCTTTATTGATGATCCCGTAGCTGCTACTAATCATCTAGTGATGGGTATGAATTTAGACCAAAGACGCAAAGCTAGGGGTAAGACAAAAAGTTCAGTTCCTACCTGGGTCTGAGATCCCACCCGTTCAAGGGGAAGTGGAGGGTGGACCATTTCTTCCGAGGGTAAGGAATAGACATGCCTCTAACGTGCGTTAGCACGCACTATCGAGACACATCTATTCCTTCCTTTATCCACCAGTTACTATTACTCTCTAGACAGTTAACCTTGGGGAAGTTAACATAAGTCTTTCTAGGGGGGGGTTATATCTTCTTTACTGTATAACACGCCGAAGGCGGTTATTACCGTAAGTACTGTATAACACAAAAGACACAAAACCTCCACTAACCTACACTATTTACGGTTAATACTGTGAGTACTGTGAGGGATTAGGAGCGTAGCTCCTCCCACTACTGTCACTACTGTTATTAACTCTCCCAATAACCTCCACTACCACCTGCTAATGACCCACCAAGTATCTCTAGTACACATCACCCCTAACGCTGAAGAGCTCATAGCTTATATGGCACGTGTGAGCAACCCATCTAACCAGTCTAATACTGAAACCTCTCAACGACTCATTAGGTATCTAATCGAGCATCAACATTGGTCTCCCTTTGAGATGGTTAATATGTGTGTGTCTATAGAGACTACCCGTAGTATAGCAGCACAGATCCTTAGGCATAGGAGCTTTAGCTTTCAGGAGTTCAGTCAACGGTATGCTGAGGTAACAGAAGTAGCAGCTCCTCCACAGTTCCGTAAACAAGATACTAAGAACCGACAGAATAGCACTGATGACTTAAGTCTAACATTAAGATATCAATACACTGAAGAAACAATCAAGTTGTATAACCAGTGTTATGACTTGTATCAGAGGATGTTGGAAGATGGGGTAGCCAAAGAGTGTGCCAGGGAAGTACTGCCTATGGCTGCACCTACTCGACTGTACATGAATGGTACCATTAGGTCCTGGATTCATTACTGTGACCTGAGAACGGGTAATGGTACACAACTGGAACATAGGATGATTGCTAGTCAGGTACAAGACATTCTCTATTCGCAAATACCGAATGTCTGTAAAGCTATGTGGTCTGAAACTAATGTATAGTCGCACTGGTCCACGGGAACAAGGTAAACGGTACTCTAAGGGGTCTAAGAAGCCCCAGAAGGTCCGTCAGGCTAAGCAGAGGTACAAACACCTTAAGAAGAAGTACAAGCCCCTTACAGGTCATTCTAGTGCGTGCTAACGCACCCTGAAGGGGCCTTAATTTTTGACATAAATTTAACAAGCCTTATATCGACAGATGGCCCCGCAATTCCCCCCAGTACCCCCTCCTTATATACAGGGACGCACTGTTGATACACCGTGTGCTGTTTGATTGTTTCTCATCAGGACGGAGCTATTGAGAATACTAGTGGCAAGGAGTTGCGATCAAGGACGCCCAGCATATGTCCATAGCCTTGTCCAGAGTATCTGCATCAGGCACAGGTACGCAGGACATTGGACAGGGTGTTGGGTATCAGCAGCACTGTCATCATCTATAGTCACGCCTTATTGAGAATGAATCGCAATAAGCAATGAGTTACTGAGATACAATGATAAGGTATTGTAATCAATCATTGCTGTATGATAAGTTATGTGTATAGTTAGATATAAAGTTATCTGTCTGCCCCTCCTAACTCAGTAAGACAGTGCAGCTATAACGCTCTCAGCCACCCCTACAAGCCGCTACAAGGCCCCTCTAACAGTTGTTAGGTATACTGAGCCCTAGAGTACAGTAGAGAGTCATTACAGAGCCTTGTAGAGAAAGTGTTCACACTCACGCTATTTGTTACTTATTAAACAGTGTTGCTTCGGTTCGACTCACCCAATATCAATACGGTTCGGATCGATAAGGAACGCTGATAGGGTCAATTAGTGGGCTACACGGATCCACTGGGTTCTTGGGATTGACACATCGGTGGGGTCCGGGGTATGTTAGATGAGTCGGTGGGGGAGGCGAGACCGTCGCTCTCCACCGGGTACCTAGATAATAGAATAGTTGTGGTCGTCATAAGACGGACTTAGCGGAGCGAGCGATCCCGCGAACAGTTATAGGTTGCAACCCGACCTGACTGTACGACCACGTTACTTGCGCAGATCCACATGCGCTATATAAATTAGATCATGGTTGATAGAGCCTAATCCTCTGTTATATCCTGATGAGGTATATTACGGTTAGGCCATCACCACTAACACAGAGCCACATGTGTTTAATAAGTTAGATCATGGCAACTGTTCCATTGTTTATTGATTATGCTTGCTACAGAGATTCAACGTAAAGCAGTACTTAACCTGCTTAACAACGCATCAACTGGTAATGAACTCCTAACTATTCTTGACTGGTTTGTTGCTACCTTATCCGAGCCACAACCTACAGTAGAGGAGATCGAGTTCTAGTACTACCAACACTTTGTCCACTTACACAACAACCACCAACATTATGTACAACCAAAACAACGTCGACTACACCATTGATACCTTTGCCTTCATGGACAAGATGGGTATTGAGTATGATACCGCTGCTCTCTACACTGCTATCTCTTGGGTAGAAGAAGACAACGAGTATACCTACTGAGCCACTCACTAACTAACACTACTATGACTTACACATTCGAAGATCTACAAGCTGCTGTGCAAGACTGCACCAGTTATACGCTTGTACAACGCATGGGTGATGACTATGAAGAGTATGTACTTATTGATGGATGCGGAGATCAAGATGGTGAACCATTCTATGAACTCAGTGATGTAGAAGACTTCATCCGTAACAACGATGATGTTGACCGTTACCTTTATGGAATAACTAAATGATGATTACTGACGCTAACGCTTACAGCTACACTATTGCACGAATGAATGATGAGGGTAAGTTCATTGCTCTTGATACATTCGATTCATACAGTGAGGCTGAGTTAAACTGTGATAAGTATGAGGATATGTATCCTTATGCTTTGATAGAGATCATCAGCAACGCTGACTAATTAGTTCTTTCACAATCACAAAGCTGACTATGTCTACTACCACCACTGTTCCTACCTTTATGCTCAAGGGTTCTTCACTTCTTGACTTCGTTAATGACAAGATGGAGCTTGTTAATAGGGGTGAACTGACACGCACTGATATGATCAAGGACGCAGGTTATATCTACGACAACGGTAAGGTCATGTACACTGAGTTCTACACTGAGCTACTCAACGCTAAAGGTGTAGTCCCTACTACTAACACTGATACTATGGAACAAGAGTATGATGACATGAGCACTGATGAGAAGGATCTCTATGATAAGATCACTGACATGCTCGGTGAGAAGTGGACTCATGAGGAGACTGTTGAGTTCATGGAGGAACTTGATGACATCGGTATCAACACTGCTAGTGACTTTGAAGAAGCTTATGAGTACACCCATGATAGCTACTCATCGTATGCTGAGAAAGAGTTCAGTGAGTACTTCTGTATCGAGGTAATAGGAGCTGAGATCCCCGAGATTGTCCTTAGTGCCATTGATTGGCAAGATGTGTGGGATCATAACCTGCGTTATGACTTCTGCTACATTGAGACTGCTAACGGTACCTTCTTCTTTCGTAATAACTGATCATGACTGACGAAGAATACATGCAACAGGTCATCAAAGAATACAAACGTATTGATGATGATCCTGATGTAGAGGATGACTTCTTTGATTTCATTAACCTTGAAGAGGAGATGATTAATGATTAACATGTTTCACAATCACGAGACCGCTATTAAAGTTGATGTCTACCCTGATGAGTTCAAACCCATCATGAAGGCAGTTAAGTATGCTCTAATGTGTGA